ATTTATATTAATAATCTTCTTTTGGATGAAAATATAAACCTTGATTTAGCTTCAATGGATAACCCACAAAATATAAACCCTGCACTATGGAAGGCAGACAACACGCCAACTGCTCAAGTAAATATTTCAGGCACGCAAAAACAGTTTTTAACCGATTTTTACAACTGGACAAAGGCAGTTCACGACAGATATATACTGCATATTGGCGATTATGTTGCCGTTCAAAGGCTTGGCAATAATACATATTTAATCTTAGAAAAGGTGCAAAAAATTGAGCAGTAACTACACTTTTATACCTACTACATTAACAGAACAGACACAGATTGCAGAAAAATCGGAATTACCGATTTTTAAAGAACTCGCTTTTGATTTTGAAACAGGGCAATTAAAAACAAGGGGCGGGCAATATTATTATGTAGAGAAAAATGAAGCGATTAAAATTTGGATATGGAAGGCGCTATTTGTAAGCCGTTTTACTTATCTTGCCTATTCAACCGATTACGGAAACGAAATTTATACACTTATTGGAAGATACCTTGCAAAAGAGCTTTTATATTCGGAATTAAAACGAATGATAGAAGAAGCCTTGCTTTGCAATCCTTATATAATAAGTCTTACAGATTTTAAAACAGAACAGAAGGGCGCAAAAGTCATTTGTACTTTTGAAGTAAATACGGTTTATGGCATTGTAGCGCAAGCGTACAGTTACGGACAATAGAGGTGAAATATGGGAACCCAAGAAGATATACAAGATAGAATAAATGGCAGATTGAAAATAGACGCAAACCTTTTAGAGGGCGGATTTTCGCAGGATATAATAGGTTCTGTCGCTTATGAGCTTGCAAACATTCAAGACACAGAACTTGATATGATTGCAGACCGCTGTTTTGTAGCAACTGCTGAAAATGAAGATTTAGACAAGGTCGGCGGGGATTATGGGCTGCCAAGACGTGAAAGCGAAGCTGCTATTGTTTATCTTGAAATTACAGGCGACCAATACGCAGTAATAAATCAAACAGTCAAAGCTACCTATAACAACCTTGTTTATACCGTTCAGGAATACAAAAAAATCAATTCCTCAGGTGTCGCAAGAGTTAAAGCAAAATGTGAAACTTTAGGAGTAATAGGCAACGTTCCTGCAAACAGTATTAACCAATTTTTAACCGATTATCAGGGCTTAAAAACAGTGAATAACCCCGAGCCTGCTTATGACGGGTTTGACCGTGAAGATGATGAAATATATCGTCAAAGGATTTTGGATTATTTGGCAGAAGACGCTACAAATGCAAATGAAGCACAATACGAAAAATGGGCAAGAGAAGTAACAGGCGTTCAAAAAGCCGTTATAAAATCGGCAGAAGTAATGGGGGCAGGAAATGTCGGCGTGTATATTTCTGCGATTGAATCGGAAGTGTCAGAGGATTTAAAACAGGCTGTATTTGAGCATATAAACAAATTACAGCCCATTAATGCAACGGTTATAGTGAACTCTTTAAATTACATTGAAATTGATGTTGCCGCAACGGTTGCAATAAAAGAAGGCCATGAGCCTATTAATATTAAAGATGAACTTGAAATTAAGTTAAAACAATACTTGCCGACTGTTGATAAAACAGTATCATATTTTAAAGTTTCAGAGTTGCTGTTTGATTGCTCCGGGGTTGAAGATGTTGTTAGTTATACATTGAACGGTGAGAGCAACTCAATTAATATTCAAGATACCGATTATCCCGTAATCGGCACAATTACAATATCCGGTCCCCCGACAAAAGCTCGCACAAGAAAGAAAAGTGAGGGTTAATTATGGCGATTTATGATAATGAACACCTGCCAAAAACAGTAACAAGTGCAATCGGTATTAAAGACGTTTTGCTTGCGATTGACCCTGAAATTACATTACTTAGGGAAGATATTTCGCAATTAATAAAGGAATTGTACGTTAAAACAACGGATAAATTTATTTCAAGGTGGGAAAAAGATTTTAGCCTTTCTTATGATAGTTCTTTAACCCTAGAGCAGCGCAGGCAGAGAATTTTAAACAAGCTTGCCCGCAAAAAAACACTAAACTGGAAAAATTTAAGATTGTTAATTCAAAATAATCTTACAAAACCGCAAATTTATATCATTAATGACAGCGGCAATTATCATTTCAGAATCATTGTTCAAGACCCGAATTATCAGCAGATGGAAAAAGCTGTAAAGATTGCAAAACCTGCTTATATCACATTTGATATTGTAGTAACTGAATACTTTAGGCGCTGCGGAACATTTAATTGCGGAACAGAACCGCTGTAACTACGGCTTATTCTGATTTGGGGATTTAGGCAATAGCCTTTTTAACATCATCTAAACAATCATATATTTTTTCAATATCTGGATTTATTTTTATTTCTAAAAATCTATATTCATCAACTAAGAAAGCATAAGCATATTGTGGGTATTTATGCGAGTAAATTGCGAATTCAATATCTGTTTCTTCTATTAAATAATTCACAAGTTCTTCAACATCCATATTATTTATGCACATTGCTTTATTTATAATATTTTCAAAATTTTCAAGAAATCCATCGTGTGTTTTTTCAAGCAAAACGATTTCATCTTTTTTTCTATCACAAATAGCGATAACGCAGCTTGTACTCATATCAACAACTCCTTTTCTTCTATTCTATCTCTAAAACTCCCACCATTAAACCCTTTTCGTTACATTCTTCATGAAGTTATGTAAAAGTTATATTTTGTTAAGGTTCAAATAATTTTTTATTTCTTCAATACCTTGTTCTATTTTTTTCAGTCTGCTCATAAAAATATTTTGTCTGGCATTGTTTTTATATATGCAATTTGGGCAATTTTCGCATAATTGATATGGATTACAATCTGCTACTGATTGAATTGTTGGATAAAAGCAAGTTTGACAAATGAAGCCAAAACCATTTTTGCCTAAATTCTTGCAGTCTGTAACATCAATTTCGTTTATAATTATAACTTCCTGCTCTTTTTGCATTGAACTCTCCTTTTTCTTTTATTTTCTCATTTTAAAAATCGGGCTTAATTTGCCCGATTTTAATATTGTCATAATGGATTTATGGACAGAAATAAAATTGATAAATTAATAGTTTTCTTAATGGCAATAGAAAATTATACCAAAGCGATGAAAATCTTATCGGGGCGATTGCACAGGATATTCAGAATAATGTCGGGCTTCTAAATATTATGTTTAGTAATACAAAGGAAGAATTATGGGATATGTAAAAAATAATTGGGTAGATCAGTCAGTCGAAAGACCCAAAACCTACGAAATGACAAATAACGCAGATGGCTCAGTTACTTTAATTGACAGTTTCGGGCTTGTAACCGAATTGGGCACGCCTGTAAATGCAGACAATATGAACCATATTGAAGAAGGCATTGCTGCTTGTTCTATAAGAAAATACAGTTTAGATGAAACTTTTGAGCAAGGCGAATGGGTGACGGCTACCATTAACGATAAAAAGGGAATTTATGAATCCCTTGTTAATGATAATTTAGGCAACCCTGTAGATGACAAAGAGAAATGGACGTCTGTAGAGCTTGGCGGCTCGGGTGGTTTAGAAATTTGCGACATCGGCATTGCATTATACATTGATGAAACAAAAGGCAAAAGACGTTATTTAAACGGACAAATTGTTACAATTAATACTAATACGCAAGGATTTTTAGACAGGTTATTAAAAATTAAATCTCTTCACCCTTCGTTATTTACGACAGAAGAAAATTGGCAGGCTGAAACTTTATTAAACCTTGACGGGTGTGTGTATAAATTTGTTTTAAATTACGCAGCTGACGGAGTAACAGTTGAAAGTGTAAGACTTCCTAAATATCCTGATTATGTTGAAGTAAGCAGAGTTAATGCTGCGGCGCCTGTTCATGGTAATGGCAATGCACTCGGTTTGATAAATGGTTATGGTGATTTTGCATTGTTGGGTAAAGCAGGAGAGTTTGCAAGCGGTTCCGGATTTATAGGGGGTGCTTTAAATGCCTCATCATCAGTTAACCCTGTTTTACCCGGTGTTGCGGGAGGTAAAGTCTTCTATCAAGGTCAGTTGGTCGGTGTTACCACTGACCCGAACAGCTCCGGTCTTGTTGCAAATGTCAGTGAAAAATCATATAAGTTGAAAATGAAATATTTTATTCAAATAGCAACAGGGAGCGAAACGGAAGTAAATATAGTAAATGATATTGAATTAAATAACCCGTATATTTTGCTTGAAAGTAAATATTCAAATGAACCTTTATACAATTTATCCTGGTTAAAAGCAGACGGAAGTTTTCAACCTAAAAGCATTTATCCTAAAGTTTATGAGGCTTTGATGGTTGAATATAATTCTGAAATTTTGGCAGGCGAAAAAACAGAACTTCCAAGCGGTACAACTTATATTAAAAGGGGTTTATCCGTTAAATTATTTCATGAAACTTATGACGATTATGACTTTGTATTAAATACAAAAGATGAAATATTCAGACTACCATTATTGGATGGCAGCGAAAGCATACCCGGCAATAACTCTGAACCCGTATCTTTGCTTGCAAGCGGAGAAAAGTATGTTGCACCCGTTAACGGTTGGTATGTATTACAGAATAATGCGACAAGCGGTAATCCTTTACTATTAAAGTCTTCGACAGGACTAGAGGCTTCAGTTCCAAATGGTACAAGCGGTTATGCTCCCAGAATCAGTATAAAAGTGAAAAAGGGTGATATTATTTCTGCAAACTATAT